TTGTTGGTATTGAGTGTGTAATGATCATTGAAAACTAGGTGTGTTTCTATTTTCCAACTTTGTTTTTTATTCATAGTTGAACCTCAAAAGCATAAATTGTCATGTCATCAACAACGCACCTAGTTTTGAGTGATTAATACAAAGAAACAGAATAAAACTATCACATAATGGGGTATATCCACGGCGATATACTCCAATTTTTGTATAAATCTATCATAAAGGGGAGATTATGACGGATGTTTTGTGTTGTAAAAAGAAATGCCTTAACAATAAGAATGGCATATGTACCGCAAAGACAATAGAGTATGACGGCTTGTGCCAAACATACATAACATATGGTGGTGCTAGTAAATGTAATCACGGCTTATGTGTACGATCACATGGGAAACTCAAAAGGAAAGGTGGCGAAGTGCTTAAATGATTAAAGCAATCAAACAATTCATCGAAGATAGAAAACTATTCAAACAAGCAGCTAAGGACTTAAACAATAAAGATTTACAAGCCAAGGCAAAATATGCATATGAACATCGTGGCGATACAATGATTACACTCATCGATGGGTTAGCTATCGTGTGTGCAATACTAATCTTAATCGGTATTGTGTGGTGTTGGATGTGAATTATCAACCAACGATAAAGAAACTACTTAAAGCATTACAGATGAACGGCAGGCGATATGTAGTAGACACAAGGCAATCATGGAGCAAATTTGATAAGCCTTGCAAGGTATACATAGTCAGTCGAATGTACACGGAAGAGGAGTATAAACTAACATTCCCTCATAAGTACAAAAAGGGTAAGACCTTTAAACAAGGACAACTCTATAAAAAAGAAAGTGAGTACAGTAGCACCAAGCAACACGAGGTGTTACTTTTTTTAGTTAAGACATATAAAGGTGGTGATTGATGTTGAATGATACAAATCTGACAGACAAACAACTGCTATTTGCAACTGAATACATCAAGACCGCTAATGCTACACAAGCTGCATTAAAGGCTGGATATTCAGAAAATAGTGCAAGGCAACAGGGAAGTAGATTGTTGTCAAATGCTAACGTGAGCCAATATATACAACAACACATGGAGCAAAAGAACAATAACACAATCGCAACTGCTGATGAAGTCCTACAGTATCTCACCAGAGTTATGAATGGCGAAGAGAAAGATGCGTTTGGTTTAGATGTATCTGTGAATGATAGAACTAAGGCAGCTGAACTCTTAGGTAAACGGCATATGCTATTTACCGATAAGGTCAAACTAGATGCAGAAATAGAAATCGATATATCCGATAGGATGAAACAAGCAAGGGTGAAATCAGATGAAGTACAACAAGGCACAACTGATTGATGCGTTGGGTTCGTTTACTCATGATCCATTAGGCTTTGTATATTTCGCATTCCCTTGGGGAGAAAAAGGAACACCACTTGAAAACTTTGATGGCCCTGATGAATGGCAAGTAAAGACTTTCACTAAAATAGGCGAAGAACTACGCAAGGGAAAGTCATTAGCTAAGGCAATACAAATTGCAGTTGCATCAGGTCATGGTATTGGGAAGTCCGCTTTTTCTTCATTGTTGATATTATTTGCTATTGCTACACATGAAAATACACGTGGTGTAGTTACCGCTAATACTGATACACAGTTAAAGTCTAAGACTTGGGCTGAACTCAACAAGTGGTACAACCTATTTATAGGTAAAGAGTTATTCACCTATACTGCTACCGCATTGTTTAGTGCTGATAAACAGTATGAAAAAACGTGGCGGATAGATGCTATTCCATGGAGCGAAAGTAACCCAGAAGCATTCGCTGGTCTACACAATCAAGGGAACAGAATACTTATCATATTCGATGAGGCATCCGCAATATCCGATAAGATATGGGAAGTAACAGAGGGTGCATTAACAGATAAGGAAACAGAAATCATATGGTGTGTGTTTGGAAACCCTACACGGAATAGTGGTAGGTTTAGAGAGTGTTTCAGAAAACATCGTAACTACTGGACTACATACCAAATAGATAGCCGTACTGTTAAAATCTCTAACAAAGCCAAATTGCAAGAATGGGTGGATATTCATGGTGAGGATAGCGACTTTGTAAAGGTTCGTGTTAGAGGGTTATTCCCTAGTGCATCTGATACACAGTTTATATCAGCAGAAATAGCAGACGAGGCGCAGAAACGAGTGTACAAGGTTGGACAGTTTAATAACTTACCAACGATTATTGGTGTAGACCCTGCATGGACTGGCGGTGATACATTAGAAATCGTAATGCGTAATGGCTACTCTATGAAGTGCCTAGCAACCATTGAAAAGAATGACGATGATATGCGAATGGCACAACTCATTGCACAACTAGAGGATGAGTACAAAGCTGATGCAGTATTCATCGACCAAGGGTACGGAACTGGTATATACAGTATTGGCAAATCTATGGGTAGACGATGGCGGTTAGTTGCCTTTGGTGGTAAAGCACCTAATGATATGTATCTTAACATGAGAGCATATATGTGGGGTGAGATGAAAGAATGGCTAAAAGAGGGCGGTTCTATTCCACCTAACGACCAAGGGTTATATGACGATATAACAAGTCCTGAGGCTATCATTGATAAGAACGGCAGAATACAACTTGAAAGTAAAAAGGATATGAAAGAACGTGGCTTACCATCTCCAAACAAGGGCGATGCATTAGCCTTGACCTTTGCGTTCAGGGTCAATAAAAAAGTGAATGTAGGGAGTAGGGGTCATGCGAACACAGAGTATGATCCATTTAAAAGATAAGGGGTGATTTAATGTGCATGAAGAATAAAATGCCTGATACACCAATGCCAGCACCAGCACCGACAGTACAGACTGATGATGCTACTACAATGACTGGTGAAGATTGGTACGCTAAAAAGCGTAAGGGCAAACGTGGTTATGAAAGCACTATTCTATCCACGGCAACAACTGGCACTAAGAACACATTAGGGGGTTAATGATGCAAGGAACTATCCTATCAACGCTTGCTAGACAACCGACAAATGCGATGCCTAAGAAACGTGATTACACGAAAATTAAGGCAAAGTTTAATGCTATGTTCAACAATCGTCAAAAGTACGTTGCTAAGTGGAAAGACATTAGAGATTATCAACTACCTTTCCTAGGACTATTTGACGATGAACAAGACCAATCGAAAGTCTACACCGATAAGATTAATAATGGTGTGGCTTGGGAAAGTTGCCAAATATTCGCATCAGGTGTAATGAGTGGCATGACACCACCTAGCCGTAAATGGTTTAAGTTGACATTAGAGAATACTGACCTAGCAGCTAATAGTGATGTTAGTAAGGTACTTGATGAACGTGAAGAAATTCTCTATGCAGTCTTTGCTAAGTCTAATTTCTACAACGTAGTGCATCAAGCCTACATGGAACTACCATTTGGACAAGCACCTATGTCTATCATGCCTGACCCTAAGTTTGGTGTAAGGTTCACATCTTATCCAATCGGTACATATGCATTAGAGTGTGGCAGTAATGGTGAGGTAAACACCTTTGGTAGAAAATACCGAATGACCGCAGACCAGCTTGTTGAAGAGTTTGGTTATGATGCTTGTACTGAACAAGTCAAACGTGAATATGACGATGGCAAAGGTAATGCAACAACTCATGTTGTGTGTTGGTTGGTAACACCTAATAAAGACCGCAACGGAAAACTAGGTAATAAGAATATGCCTTACTCATCTATTTATTGGATAGAGGGTAGTAACTCAGATGAGGTACTAAGGCATAGTGGCTTTGAGGAATGGTCTATTCCTATTGCTAGACATACCACACATGATCTAAGCGGTTATGGTAAAGGGTGTGCATGGTTCGCACAGTCCGATGCACAGATGTTACAACTCTTAGAAAAAGACTTAGTAACCGCTATTGAATTAGGTATTAAACCACCTATGAGTGCTACATCCGATGTAATCGGTAGTGTCAATCTATTTCCGGGCGGTGTAACGGAAGTTGATACTGGCGGTAAGGTTGAACCAATATTCAATGTAGGCATTGATGTTGCAAACGTACAAGCTAAGATACAATTCGTATCTGAAAGTATAAAACGTGCCTATAGTGCCGACCTATTCTTGATGCTTGATAACATTGATAGCGGACAAATGACCGCACGTGAGGTTATGGAACGCACACAAGAAAAAATGCAACAGTTAGGCCCTGTAGTTGAACGCTTACAAAGTGAGTTTTTAAACCCAATCATTGAACGTACTTATGGCATCTT